CTAAACATAAACCAACAATCAGATGAATACTGATAGAGTCTTTGGGCAAGATCAAAATCAGTTTCTCCTTTATACGTTGCTCCAAATACACTAGCCCTTGCAAAAGCTTCTTGAGCATGGCTCTCTTCCTCCCATAAATATCTATCTTTTAATGTATCTAAACTAAACTTATCTAGCTTAGACTCCTTATCATAATCTATTTCAATACCTAAGTATGATTTGTTTCCTACTTTATCCGTTATCATCATGTACTTCCTTGTCTTCATCCCATAAGTGTATTGCTATTATTGCATAATGAATAATCTTTAATAAATCTCCTTGATTTTTATACTCTCCTGTTACAGGGTCAGGTTTTTTACCATACCTCATAGCATACTTTATAATGTTACCTATACAGAAACTTTCTCCATGTCCATTATCAATTATCATATCTGTTGCTTGATACTTTCCATAACCATAGTGTCTTTCATAAGTTTTATCTATGTATCTTTTTATTTGTTCTATTGTATTATCTTCGTTAAATTTATATTCCATTACTATTTACCACCCTTACTAAAATCCCCTTTAGACTTAGACGAATTGGTATAGAGTCCAAACCAAGCTGCTCCTGCCCCTACCACTATAGATATTAAACCTGATTGTTCAAAAGATGGGTCAGGTAAATCCATAAACCAAAAAGTTGTGTAGTATAATAAGTATACATACACACCTAGAAACAGTCTTGGTATAATTCTCCAACTATCAACAGCTTGGGCAACAAAAATTAATTTCTGATAAGGGTTAGCATTCTTCTCATCTTCAAGTTCTCTTATTCTATCTTTCAATTCAGACTTCTCTTGAAGTAAAGCCATAAATTTATTAAGGTCAATCTCGACCTCATTCCTGTCCATGTCTCCACCAAATCTTCCTGATGGGTGATCGTTTCCATTACTCATATTCTTCTCCTTTTAATTAATGTATAACTTCATCTTTTGGTATTCCTGTTGCACGATACTCTAGTTCATCTTCAGATAATTCCATTAACTTCATAATTACATCAGTATCTACATCTTTTAATTTATGCCCTGCAAAAATAAAACTACCTGTAACCAGGATTAATTCTTCTAAACCTATTTCATTTAGTTCAAATTCTTTAGGCATCCTCTACTTCCTGTACTGTAATACTTTCAATAACTCTTTTATTCTGTCCAATAATTCTTTTAATTCTTTGTTGAAACCAACGAGGAGTATAAGCAGATACATGAAGACTGCGATTAGCAAAGAAGTGAGTCTGCTCTGGCATGTATTTATCCATGTTCTTAGGGTTAAGTTTCTTAGCTTCTTCATCGGTCAACATAGTCTTTAACCATTCAAACACCAGTTGATTTGAGTGTCTTCTTATTCTTTTTGCCTTTTTTCCATTCATTAGTTAGTTCCTTTACTTTAGGTTCTTTAACAACAGTTGTAAAATAAGCTAGTCCTTTAGCATATTGAAATATCCTTAGACCTTTACCATCATTAGTATCTTTATGGCATTCATACTTATGTCTACAGTAAAAACATTCACGAGGTAGTTTCATATTACCTGATACACCATCAGGTACAGGATCGTAGCATTTTTCAGGGGGTTCAGAAGATTTTAAAGCTTTCTTCACTCTACTTATTTTAGTCCGTATATTAGGTTTGTCAAGTTCTTCAGGTCTAAAGAGGGCAAGTTCTCCTGTTTCTTTATTAAGAGCAAGAAAACCTCCCCCCTCTGTACCCATAGCTTCTTCATACCCTGCAAGTTGTGACATATAACCAAAAGTATCTTGCTCTGCTAAAGTACCATCTCTAAATTTCTTAAAGGCAAAGCCTGAAGCAGTCTTAACATCAACCACTTCTCCATCAATCGTACAATCCATATGGCCTTTAACACCACTAACGGATACTTTCTTTTGTTCGTCATCTACTTTATGTCCTGCCAACCTAACCAGGAATAAGACAACCTCTTCTAAGATGTGACCATAGAGAAACTTAATAAAAGTTTGAGGGGCGATTGGTGTATCACTATCGTCAGAGTTTAAATCATACCACAACTGTCTCTCAGGTCTGCCTATATTTGACATTCTTAAAGTTTCAGTACTGTTCCTTAGTTCAGGATGTGCCCAATTCTTTAATGCGGTCTTAATAGACTCGCCAAGTTCATCTAACTCTTTCTCAGATACATCTAATTGTTTACCTTCTCCTAGTACAGAGAGCTTACTGTAGATGTCATCTACTAAAGTATCTAACTTTTTCTTTTTCATAATGCCTCTATAGTTTTCTTGGCTTCCTTTACAGATACTTGAAACCATTCTCCATTAAATGTTTTACCTTTATTAATAAGTATTTTATGTACCTCTTGTTCAGCTTTACTTCGATTAGTAAAAAACTTTTTATATTGTAATGTATAATCTCTATAAGGACTACTTGTTTGATATTGTTTGCACCTATCTTCAGCATCTATTGCCATGCCAACCTTTACCCAACCTTTCCAAGTAGGATTAGTTATTACATAAACATGACCACTCTTTTCTTTATCATATAATAAGTTAGCTATCTTAGTAATTACTTTTGGTTTCTTTATCTTTCCAAAAACTAATCTACTTATGTTTCCACCTTGTTGAAGATAGCCTTCTAAACTTCTGAATTTTCTTTTATAATAAACAAGGCCATCTTCATTAAAGTGATGGTTTGTTCCTTGCTTTCTCCAAGTAGTTCCATCAAATCTCCTGCCATCTGACCTTATATCTCCGTTTTGTGGTTTAATGTGTTTCACTCCAGTTATCTCCTACTTTGTATTCTCCATCTAAAGGACAGAGAAGATTATAATAATTACCTGCCGTTTGTATACAATCAACAGCTAACTGCCCTACGAAATCTACTAAGTCTTCCCTAACTTCCATCTGCCATTCATCGTGAATGTTAGCCACAAACTTTGCATCTAATGTCTGTAACTTTATTAAAGAATCTAACATAGCTAAAGCTCTCTTCATAGCTATAGCTCCTCCACCTTGCAGTAAAGTATTCAATGCCGCATGAGGATGGCGAACAAATATCTTCCTACCATCTAAACCTTTCACATATTTTTTCTGTGCTGATCGTCTAACTTTATCTCCAAGAGCCTTAAATGTTGGCCTATTATCAAAGAAATGTTGTCTAAGTCTTTTACCATCTCTTTGATTTCCTCCAACCACACTACCAAGCTTTCCATCTCCTGCTCCGTATATGAGGGCATAGATGAATGTCTTCGCCTGATCTCTTGATTCAAGTCCTGCAAGTTTCTGATTAAAGGTGTGTATGTCTCCGTTAATGATTTCATTTGTAAACTCCTCGTCATTCATATAATGTGCTAACATTCTAAGTTCTAGTCCACTAGCATCTATTCCAACTAATTTATAGCCTTCAGGCACAATCCAACAAGATCGGCACTCTTCGCCAAAAGGACTCTTTACACTAGGTACTTGAGCCATGTTGGGATTCCTATGTGCCATCCTTCCTGTTATCGTACCATTAGGTATGACAAATCCATGTACTCTATCGTCTTCCTGTTGAGCTTCAAACCAGGAATCTATCTGTGCTATTCTTTTTTGTAGTAGTAAATACTTAGCAATCAACCTAGCTTCAGGTATCTCTTTTATGTTAGCTAAAGTCTTTTCATCTACCATAGGTTGCCCTGTTGGTGTCATCTTCTTCGGCTTCCAACCAAACTCTATTAAGTATTCTCCTATCTGTTTACGTGAGCCTAAGTTAAAGTCTTGTAGCTTACGTCTAGTAAAGGGAGTTATGTCGTTTGTTTCTATTCTTTCTGCATACTCTTCATCTGTTAATCCTTGTTTAGATAAAGTACCATCCTTTTTAAGTTTAGGTTTAACTTCTTTTATATCTATAAGTTTAGGTTTAAATACCTCATGTACTTCCCTCTCTATGTTACCCATTCGTTCTCTTAGGTCAGCCAACAACAATTCAGCTTTTCTATCATCGAACAAAAACCCATTCACTTCTTGTTCTTTTAAGATACGAGCAGTAGAATGTTCCAAACTAACACTATCTTTAGTAAATCCTTTACTTTCTTTCTTTAACTGTTCAAACACAAGAGTATTTAATTGAACATCTCTTGCACAATATCTTAGCATTTCAGGACTGTACTCTTGGTAATCTTCAAATTCTATTTTAGGTAAGCTTAAACGATGGCCCCATACCTCTAAGCTATGCCCTCCCTCTCTAACAGGATTGAATAATCTAGATAGGACAAGAGTGTCCACTATTGTTTTATGAGACAATGTAACATTACTAAACTTTTCTACCATTGGGATATCAAAACCTACAATGTTATGGCCTATAAGTTTCTCAGCAGATTCTAAAAAAGCATATCCTTCTTCTAATTTATCAGGAGGAAATTTAAAAATCTCCTTAGTCTCTACATCTTGAGCCACTAGACAATGTATCTTTGTAGCTTTTAGATCGTCTGTCTCTATGTCAAATACTAAGTTCATTATCGTAATCGTCAAATTCAAAGGCATCTCTAGGTAATTCATGTAGCCTTCCTGTTTCATGGTCATATTTTAGAGAAGAGGAAAGACCTACATCTCCTGTATACCTAGATTTAAGAACACGCAAACGAGTAGTGTTAGATTCTTCTTTGTTATCGGCTTGTTGGTTTCTCTCCAAAGCAATAACACAATCACTTAATTGTGCGATAGATTGGCTTCCTCTTAAATGACTAAGCGACACTTCTATTCCTTGTTCATGTCCTTTATCAGAGGATACTCTCCTTAAATGAGATACCAGGATTAGTCCTGCTCCTGTTTCTTCAACTATACTTCTAAGTCTAGTCATAATATCATCTATGGCTCTCCTTTCATCGCCTTCGTGAACTGCCGACACAAGCATATGTAAGTGATCTATCACTACCCATTTGCAACCACACCCAATAATCATAAAGCGAAGTTTGGAAAATATTTCTTCAATACTATTAGTACCAAAGTGAGCATGTACCCAAACTCTACCTTTGTTTTCTCCATCATATAAAACATTAAACAACTGATCGAGTTCTTCTTTGGAAAACTTCTCTCGTTCTTGGTCTATATATAATCTAGCATTAGCTTCGATTGAAAGTATGCCGTCAACAGTTCTTCGCCAATCTTCCTCAAGAGCTATCACACCTACATTATCAGTTGTATTCATTATTAAATGATGTTCAAGTTCACGAGTAACTGAAGACTTACCTAGACCTGTGCCTCCTGTAAGTGTTACAAGTTCGCCTTGTCGTAAACCATAAAGCTTCTGATTCAAATCTTGCCAAGGGTAAGGCACACTTTCTTTATGCTCTCTGTTATGAAACTTATCTCTTAATTCAGATATGTTTATAACTCCACTAGGAGTATATACTTTAGAATCCCAAAAGGACTGCATAAATTGTTGATGTTCGTTAGCTTTAAGCATATCGTTAGGGTCTTTAAAGCCATTAGGTAAAGTCATTATCTTCGCCTTTCCTGGTTTAAGTATTCGTGCTACTTTCTTAGAGGCTTCTCGACCTGCCTTGTCCTTATCAAAACAAATAACTACAAAATCAAAACCTTCTACAAACTCTAAACTATTCTTAACATCTTTAACTGAATTTCCTGCTCCACCTTTAACTGAAACTACAGGCCATTTCGATCCCATTAGTTGATAAGAAGCCATAGCATCACATTCGCCTTCAACAATGGTAAGAAACTTACCGCCTGATTTAAAAAGATTCTCTCCAAATAGACCTACTTCAGATTGAGTTCCTGTCCATCTGAAATCTTTAGTAGCTACTGTCCTAATCTTTGAAGCTGTTAAAGTATTCTCAGAGTAGTAAGGGTACATGTGTTCAACTACCCTACCTTCATGGTTGTAGACAACTTTAACTCCATACTTACGAGCCGTATCTTCAGATATACTTCTATCAGTTAATGCTCCGAAAACATACTTAGAAGCATTAGGTTTAGATAAGTTTATTTCAGCCTTAGTTTCAATGATTTCTTGGTTATATTTAAAAGGCGAGTCTCCTTCAACATTATGACTATGACACCAAGCAGTACCATTAGTGAAAACTGTTAAGCACTTCTTGTGTTTACAGACAGGACAAGACTGATGAGTTTTAGCTACTCCGTTTGATGACATAAAGCCTCCTTGTTGAGAGGGCAGAGTATACTACCCCCTCGTTTCGACAAGAGAAGTTTTACCTTCTCGGCACACACATCTACTCTGAATCTTCTTCAGACTCAGTACTAGATTCTTCTTCCCCTTCACCATTTATGGTAGAGGAACTATCTTCATTAACAATGTCTACGATTCTATTAGAAAAGAAGTTAATACCTGCTTGGATTTCTTCCAAGTCTAAAACAGTATTAGCTTTCTTCTGATTCAATCGTTGTAATCTACCGAAGACTCCTCTTGCTTCTTCTGGCAAGTCCTCAACAGATATTTGCACATCGTTAATTGT